CCCAAGATGGAATATCCGTGAAGTCAACGGATGAACCACTTGCCGTCTGAGCGGTCATCAACTGCATCATACTGAGCGTGCCTGTCTGCGCTGGGACAGTCGCAGTCAAAGAGGACGCTGTGCTAGGCACGTCGAGCGTGACGTCGCCGCCGCCAGTGGATTTAAGTTTTAATGGCATTATGCAGCCCTCACTAAGCAGCCGGAAAGTTGTGGCGCAACGCCAGCGGAGGTATAATCAAAAGATGGACTAGTTCCTGTTACGGAACCATACAGTTCAACGTAATCTGTTGACCCGTTTAAATAAACTAAACTGGGAACAGAAGTAGTTAGCCCCGAAGCACCAGCACTTGTTGTACCAGCCGCCGCGTAAAGCACCCCGTTTTTATATATACCCGCGCTCACATTAGTGACGTTGTTACTAGCTGAAACAGCGCGAACGATACCATTGAACTGATAATAACCAGCCACCGTTGGTGTGAACCGGCTGCTTGCAAAGCAACTATCAGTGTCAAAAATCTCGTTACCGAGCGTAACTTTTGTCCACGTCGCAGAGGTTACGCTTTGATCTACCGAGCTTTCTGCCATAAACGCCGGGCCAGCCAGCACAGGCACCGTGTTCACTTTGAGCGAAGGTGTCTCAAGCGGTCCGTTACCATTAATAACTACGGGCATTTTACACCACCGTCCAAGTTGAGCCGGAAGGAATAGTGACCACAGCTTTTGACGTGATTGTCGTGCTAGTCACCGTCTGAGAAGCACTTACCGTATAAGTGCCCACACCGCCCGTGCCAGTACCAAAAGCCGTAATCGTCGTACCGGCAGTCACGCCAGTGCCGGTGATTTCAGAACCAACGTACAGTGCGCCAGTTGGCGCATCGGTGATCGTCAACTGAGTACCAGCGATGGAGCCCGTGCCGCTGAACACACCATCAACCGTAATTGGACCAGCCGACATTGCGTTTTTGTCTGACGGGATGGAATATGTGACGTTCACGGTTTTGCTGTTCAAGTAGAAGATTTGGTCCGCGCCATTACCGGCAGCGCCGCCGCCAACACTACCCCAGACTGAACCATTGTAGCCTTCAAACTGGCTCAACGTAGAATTGAACCGGAACATGCCTGTGGCGGGGGTCGCAGGACGTGCTGCCGTAGTACCAACCTGCACTACGAAGGAGCCGGAAGCAGCGGCGGTGAAAGTCTTAGACGAGCCAATGTTTATACCGACGCTAGTACCAGTACCGTCCGCCTTAAAAATAGCGTCAAGTATGTCAAGGTCAGTATTGAGCTTGCCGCCCCACGTATCCGTAGAAGCGCCAACTTCTGGCTTCGTAAGGCCAAGGTTGGTGGTTACAGTATCAGCCATTTTTGGCCCCTTTAGTTAAAAGACTGCCAGTTATTGCTACTAGGAGTTGTAGAAGACCATACCTCAGAAGTAGGAGATTGGTTAGCCCAAGTTGTGGACGAATTATTCCGATCCTTCCAAAGATAATCGCCAAAGGCAGTCATAGATATTAGCGCGGATGCCGTTCCTGCTGCCGAGAAACGACCTTTCGCTTCCGCGATACAATTTGATGTTACCTGACATGCTAAGCCTACATTGTAGACAACGACTGGAGTGGCGTCAACATCGCTACTTACGGCTGCATTAATCGAAGCCAGACGAAGACGTAGGGCTTCAGCGGTAAAGTTTGAGGAAACAGCCGCAGTTAGGCTTACCGGAGCATACCGCTTCGCGCTTGCAGACATGCCACTTGTCAAAACAACCGTAGAAAGCGAACCGTTTTGGACGCGGGTCGCATTGGCGGACATCACGCTTGTTGCAGGCGCAGTCAAAGACGCTAAACGGATGGCCCTCGCGGTCGCACTGAAAGCGGACGAGACTGAGGCAGAAGCAGCAGCCAAAGCCAGACGTTTTGCCGCAAAGGATGCGGAAGAACTAACCGAAACAGTTTCAGTAGCTCTCAAAACGCGAATAGCATTCGCGCTAGTAGAACTAGTTATGGCGATAGTTGCCGATACACTAATATATGGCGCTTTGCCATAAATACCTTGACCATAAAGGCGGTATCCATATTCGCCGGGTTTTATAGAGTATGCAGCGCCAGAAGAAGTGGATCCGCCAGTCCCAGAGGCTGTGACGATGTTTCTGACTTCATAAGTGACAATAATTGCGCCGTTGGCTCCAGAGCCAGCGTTGCCAACCGTTGTAAGGGCTACGCCAGAACCGCCACCACCACCACCATACAAAGCGCCATTGCCAGCTACGCCACTAGTACCGCCAGCGGTGGTCGTTGCGTTACCACCTGAGCCACCACCGCCGCCGCCTGCGCCTGCCGTGCCACCTGCCGTGATCGTGTAGTTTGTACCCGCACCGCCATTGCCACCTGCGCCAGAACTGCCAGCACTATTATTAAACCCTCCGCCGCCACCGCCGCCGCCGCCATTCGTCCCTGCGCCAGCATTGCCGCCGACAGCCGTTCCGGCAGTACCACCCGCCGTGTTTGAATAAGTGTTGCCGCCAGCGCCACCAGCACCTGAGAGGGTCGCAGCGCTGTTACCCCCTGCGCTGCGAACGCCACCGCCGCCACCGCCGCCCGACCCGTTCAGTGCTCCGGCGTTGCCGCCAGTAGACCCTACGCCAAGATCAGACCCCGCCGCACCACCCCCGCCACCGCCACCGCGTGACGTGGTACCGGCACCAGTGCCGCCCGTGCCGCCCGAGAAGACCGTCGTACCAAAACCAGAAGCAGACGCGCCACCGGCAGCATTGCCGCTGTTCGCACCACCTGCGCCGCCCTTAGCCAGAACGCCGGTCGTATTAGAGGTGGGGGCAGTATTAGAAGAGGTACGGCTTGACGTGTTCCAGTTCAGCCAAGTGTCGCCACCGGCCACGCCATTCGATCCAGCCGTTGTCGACGTTACACCGCCTGCACCAATGGAAATATAAACTGTAGTGCTTGGCCGGAGGTTTAGAGCACTAGAAGAAAAGGCCCCGCCACCGCCACCACCTGATCCCCCCGATACGCCGGAAACGCCTTTACGGCCCGATCCACCAGCGCCAAGTACAACGACTGTTGCATTGACGTTCGGATCGAGGTCAGAAGGTGTCGTCCACGTCGTTCCCGACGTGAGAAGGACGGTTTTAGTTGGCATCTGACCCCTCCTCATTAACTACAGGAGGAGGATTAGGATCAACAAAATCGTTTACGATGGGATCATATACCCACCCAATACCGCAAACTGAATTATCTGCGTCAGACAAAAAGCAGCCAGCAGGTGGAACGCCATTAAGGTCTTCGACCACAATGACGTTAACCACCACGTTCGTCGCAGTATCTACGACGGCTGCTCTCACTGGATTAATCCAGCGTAATAACTAGTGTGCTTGCGTCGAAACGAAGAACGTCACCGCTACTGATCGTCTTCGCTGCGGTCAAATCAGCGAAGGCAAGCAAATTGCCGCCGGTCGAAGCATCGAATACACCTGCCGCTACAACGGATCCCCAAGAACCTGTTGCAGTAGGAAATTCGATTGCTGCGGTGTTAGCAGCCTGCGTCGGAGCCGTACCAGAAATAGTGAAGGTAGCGGATTGGCGTGCGTACGAACCACCCGACACTTCGGTGCCGCCACCAGTTTCACCCGGTGCGACCGTGTAAAGAGCAACATACCAAGAAGTCGGGCGCGTAGCCGACGCGGTAGAGAAGAGCCAATCGAGAACGAGGTCTTCAGCGTAGTTAGTAAAACCGGGCATTAGGAGCACTCCAGATTTAGTTTACGAAATCACCCAAAAGTCCTTCGGGTCGCGTTAAGTTTGCCTTCTGGGAACTGCGCCCGTTCGGCTTCAAGTTGCAGGGCTTCCATAGCTTGGCCCATCGCCGTGGCCCACAAAGCAACCCGCTCATCGTCTTTCAAATACGGAGCGGCTTGCATAAGCGAGCCATAAAGGTAGAGATCCGGTGCCTTTGTCAAAAGCCAGTTACTTTGGTTGTCAAAGGACAATGCCGGGACTTTAGCATAATAGGTTAGCTCTAGCGTCGTTTCTCCCGAAGGCGACGGAGCCAAGCGGAAGTTTCCGTCAACAATCGAGTAATAACGTGAGGTATTCGTGAGATTAGGGTTGCCATTCAGTTCATTCAGCCGCTGGATGGAAACAAACTCGCACTTACCGTTGTAGTTGTCTGGCGAAGTCAACCGCAGCGAAATTGTCTGCAAATGGTCGGACGGCACCGCAAAGTACCCGTCCGACACCGTTGCAGTGGCGACCTTGACCATCTGGGCAAGCCGCAGTTCCCGATTAAACCGCGCTTCAGAGAGCGTAATAAAATCAGGAATGACTGCCGCAAGATCAGCCCGGTTGAGCCAATCCGCAATCGAGTCCCGAAGGTCGTTAAAGGTCGCTAAGGCCATTATACGTCCTCTAAGCAGGCTTCAGCATGATCGTGGGAAAACTCAAAGGTGCCGATGTGCTTGACCTCTTTGGAGAGGTCTTGGTCAATCAGTACCTTCGTCCCGTATATCCGCGCCTGTTTGCAGAAGTGGATGTCTTCCCCGCTGAAGTTCCCGCTCTTCAGTGAGTACCCGATGTGAAACCACGGTTTCGGCATCGACTTTAGCACGTTTGTGTCTACGAGGAAAACGCCCATTCCCACGGCGACAACCTCTCGTAAGCCAGTGTCTTCTGGCTTCGTGTAAACGCATTCCCACTTTGACTCCACAAAGTCAAAAGCCACCGTTTTTACCGGGATGCGGCGGGTCGCATAGTTCGCCGCCACAATCGGTTCTTTATGGGCTAGAAGCCGGTCCAGCGTGTCCTTCGGGAACCGCATGTCCGTGTCCAGCCATAAAATCCAGTCAGCGCCGTTGACGATGGCCTGTTCGGCCAGTTCTTCGCGCTGGTTTGCGATGAGAGTGCCCATGCTGGTCAAGAACATCAGTTCGTCCCCATTGGGGAGATGCTGACTGGACCAATAAGCGGACAAGCGGGCTAGGTCATAAGC